GGGGGTGGGGTGTTCACTTCGCGAGTGAATAAATAGAGGGTTATAGCCTCCCCTGACTCCAAGGGTGGTTCTGACGTCAGAAGGGAATTTTACAGTTGCGAACACCTTGCTGAAGTGTCCAATATGTGTTACAATTTAGTATAACACAAGGAAAGAGACTGTCAAGTAATACATGTGAGACATTTGGAGGTAGCGATGGAAGAGGACGTCAAACGCTATTTGCTGGAGCGAGCCCGGATGAGCGCCGAGCGGCGCCGCTGGCGCAAGGAGGCCGATTGGCGTTTTATCCAGGACGAGTTCCGGTTAAAGGGGATCCTGGACCATTTTGAAGTCAAACGGGTGGACCGGCCCGAAGACCTGTGGGTGACCGTGGATATCACCATTGATGAAAACGCATGGGTTCGATATTCCACGGTGGATGACCTTTATACGCTGGAGGTCCGTTCTGCTGACAGGTCGACCGTCCGCCATTTTGATGACTGGGGGGCAGTGTGCGAGGAGATCTGCCGGGTCAGGGGGCTGATATGAAAATTTATTTAGCCCGACCGATCAGTGGCTGCACCAGGGAACAGGTTCTAGGATACTACGACCGGGCCTCAAAAGTTTTACGGGCCGCAGGGTATCAAATTCTGTCGCCGATGAAGGGCAAAGCCCACCTGCGGACCGAAAAGCGTTACCGGCCCAAGGATTACCGCCACCCGATCGCCACCAACCACTCCATCTTCCACCGGGACCGCTGGATGGTGGGGCAGGCGGACGTGGTCTACACCAATTTGATCGGGGCTCAAGCGGTCTCGATCGGGTCGATGATGGAGCTGGCCTGGGCCAACGAGTTCAACAAATACGTGGTGGTGAGCATGGAACCGGACAACCCTCACCAGCACGCTTTCGTCCTGGAGGCGGCCCACACAGTCTTTGAGACCCACCAGGAGGCCCTGGATTATTTGATCGATTTCATCGAATAGCTGTCACTTATGTAATACAATTTTTGTTCAGATACTTGACAGAACAAATGTTCTGTGGTATATTAGCACCGTGACAAAATTGTAAAAGGAGTGATACGATGGAACCGATTTACCTTGAATTGCTTGAGCAAGCTGTGATGGTGATTGCCGGGTTGATCTTCTCCGCCCTGGGAGCCCTTGGGTCATACTATATCAGCAAGCTGGTCAACCACCTCAGGGAACAGGAGAAGCTGGAAATCGTCAGCCGCTACGTCCGATGGGCGGAGCAGGCCCCAGCTTTACAGGATTTCCCCGGTGAGCAGAAGTTTGAGATGGTGTTCTCGATGGCGATGCAGTGGCTGGAGGATCACGGGATTCCGGTCGATGAGGATGAGCTGGCCGTGATGATCGAGAACGCAGTCAAGCTGATGAAGGAAGCCTCAACGCCCTTATACACCGGAGAATAGTCGAACCCTGTCTTAGATAGAACGCCGCGATTGGGCGGCGTTCTCTGCGTTAAACCATGAGTGAAATCCGACGCTGCATCAAATTTGCCCTATCACACGCTGATGAGCTGCAGGGGCTGACGGTTGATTACGCGATTGACGGGACGATCACTGTTCGTTTCCGCTTGAACAATTCGGAGGCGGCCTTCTACTTCCCGCCTGAAGCGGTCAGGCGTCATACGGACCTGCTCAACTCCTTACGCGACCTGGTCGTCAAGATATTACATGACAACCATTACCGTGAACAGTTCGTCAAAGCCTGGGAGCGGACATGGGACTCCTGAAAATAATTGGGCCCAACGGCTCGGACTATTACCAGACCCCACCCCAGGCCACCGCCCTGCTGACGCCCTATTTAAAAAAGGACTGGGTGGTGTGGGAGTGCGCCGCGGGGAGGCGGGCGATCGCCAACGTCCTGGAACCGGCGGTGAAAGAGGTGGTCTGCACCGATATTCTGGAGGGCTTTGATTTCTTGCGCGATAAGCCCGATTTTGAGTTTGACTGCATCGTCACCAACCCGCCCTTCTCCAAAAAGGACGAATTTTTAGCCCGCTGTTATCAGTATGGAAAACCCTTTGCGCTGTTGATGCCGATCACCGCCCTGGCCAGCCAGGGGCGCACGGATTTATACGCAAAACACGGGATCCAGCTGTTAATCCCCGACCGGCGGGTCAACTACCTGCCATTTGAATACCAGGGCGGGGAGATCAAGGCCCACAGCTGGTTCGGGACAGCCTGGTTCACCTGGAAGCTGCTACCCGAGGCCTTGATGTTCGTCAAGATGCAAGCGGTGGACATAGAGGAGATCTTACACGATGAGCGAATTAATCTCCTGCCCGAAACCAGAGAGACGTATCGTCAACCCCGACTTTTATAAGGCCGTCCACGAACGCGACGGGGTCTGCCTGTGGGGACTTTGCCACCACGACGGGTGCGAGGGGCCGTTGGAGGCCCACCACATCATCCCCCGGGGCAGGGGCGGGGACGACCTCCCGGAGAACGGAATTTTGCTGTGTCAAAAACACCACCAGCAGTATCACCGGCATGAGATCAGCGAGGCGGAACTGCGCGAGGTATTGGACTATTTTTTGAGGGCGTGACAGGTGTTCGGTTCAGGTTTTGTGTCGATTTTATAACGGCTTTCGTTATTTTTCGTGCACAGAACCTGATCACGCGGGTTCGAGTCCCGCCACGTCCATGGATGCGCTGTTTGCGAAAGTGTTAATCGTGGGATTGGTCACCCTGAAATACAGATTAACGCCCCACCAGCAAGGGGAGTGTCCCCCCTTTAGACCGAAGGTTGCGAAAAGCGTAAAACGTGACTGGAGCGCATCCGAAATCATTTAATTTGGACTAAATATGTCAGATAAAGACGAAAAATTCGGCGCGAAATACGGCGAGGAACTGGATTTAAACAAACCCATTTGGCCGCCCCGCACCCCGGGCGATCGGCCGATGAAGTGGACCTGGGGGCGGATGCTGGAGAAGACCAAACTGGTCTGGAAACGGATCTGGATCACGAAGAAATGAGCGTGTTAACTGCCGGAGATCGAAAAATACTCCCCCTTGCCACCCGGGACCAGGGCGGCTTTCACCTGGCCTGTGAGTGGTATCTGGGCTGGACACCCCTGGATTATCAGTACCTGTTTCACCACGTCAAGCAGCCCAACGTGACCTGGGTGGGGGCGATCGCCACCGGCAAGACCTCGGCGGTGGCGGCCTCTTACCTGATCGACTGTTTGACCATCCCGGGCTTCAAGGCTTTGAACACCTCAATTTCCGCACGTCAGGCCGAGCTGCCGTTCGAGATGATCATGGGCTGGCTGGACGGGAACCCCAGGCTGGAGCATTTGGTCGAGAACATCAAGCTCCGGCCGTTCCCCCTGATCGAGTTCAAGACCGGTTCGTTCTACTCCTTCCGCACGATGGGGAACGAAGCCCGCCTGATCCGGGGTGAGGAGTATGACCGGGTTAACATCGACGAGGCCGGGTATATGTTCGACGACGTGGCCTTGAAGGTCCTGCGAGGTCGTCTGCGCGGTAAGCGGCCCGACGGGTCGCACCGCATGGCCAGGATGGACGTGGTCGGCTCGCCCACCGCTGAGGAGTGGTTCATGAAGCGTTTTTACCGGGGGATCCCCACCCATGAGCTGGCCGACCCTCAAAACTACTTCTCGATGCGGACCACCACCTACGATAACACCCACCTCACGGAGCAGCAGATCGCCCTGATGGAGGCCGAATACCCGCCCAGCTTGATCGACGTGGAGCTGGGGGCCAAGTTCCCCGATTTCGGGATCGGGACCTTCCCCAAGTCCCACATCCAGGCCTGCACCGATGTCAATTTGAACGACCTGATGAACGCGGGCGTCAGGACCGAGAACGGCAAACCCAAACAGGGTTACCGCCTAGAGGAGGACCCCCGCCAGGGGATTTTGAAATTCGAACTGCCCCGCACCGGAGGACATCGCTACGTCCTGGCGGGCGACCCGGGGACCGACAACCCGCCTCGCCGGAATGCGGGGGTGGTGGTCGTCCTGGACGTCAGCCAGAAGCCCCATACCCTGGTCTACTTCGACTGGTGCGTGGGAAACGGGTCCTACTATCCGTTTTTGGACTCTTATAAATACGCCTTGAACAAGTACCAGCCGACCATCAAGGGGCTGGACGCCACCGGTCCCCAGAAAGCCTTAGATGAGCTGGCCTTTGAGAGCCGGGGGATCCAGCTGGATAAGATGCACTTCGGGCGGGACAAGTCGGCGATCCTGAACGACCTGACATTTGCTATCACCGGACACACAGTGAGGTTTCCCATGATTAAAGGGTTGATCCACCAGTTACGCAGTTATTCGAGGGAGCGGGAGAACGACAAGCGTTTTCCCCAGGATATCGTGATGGCCCTGGGGATGGCGACCCACCTGAGCCGTTACGCCCCCGAGGAAGGGGCCTACGAGGGGCCGATCCGGGCCAATAACTACCGCAACCGGCGCAGCCGGACCACCCTCAGGAGGAGGCGATAGTGTTTCTGACGTCAGAAAACTGTCTCATATACTTGACAAAATTGTATCATTGTAGTATAATAGGGGCTTGATAATGGAGACATTATCCGTCAGCGAGAGCGAGCGTTTGCTGATTGAGACCATTCGCGACGTGCAGTACGGCGAGTTGTTCGGGGTCCGGGTGACCCAGGAAGGGCCAAAACGGACCATGCGCCTGCGGGACGGCAACGCTCAACTGATCAGGTTCTTGCGGGAGAACGGTTACCTCGAACTCCCCAAGGTCACGATCCACAACGGCGAGGTCAAACAGGTCGAGGTGATCGGGAACAAGAACGGGATCAGGTACAGAAAAAAAATACGTTTTTAAAAATACGGCACTGACCGCACGAGCGGAAGTGACTGGAGACAGTCATTTCCGCTTTTTTTGTTGGAAATGACCATGAATGAGGAGAGGCTGTTCGCCTATACCGACGAGTTGATGATGGAGGCTCAGGAGGACCACAGGGGGTTCATCAAGGACCTGGAGCGCCGCGGTTACACCGCGGACGACCTGTGCGCTGAACTGCGCGCGGCCCTTGCGCAAGAGGAACCGGACTGGTCCCAGATCTACGTCCTCGCTGTTATGGGAGTTGCACTGAATGACTGAACTCAATATACCCCTCAAGTATTCAGATCTTCTGGGTGAGGCGGACTCTGTCACCCGCAATACCTGGGATCTCCAAATGGAACGCTATTCCCGCTACGAATACTACTACAGCGGCGAGGTATTCAAGGAGCGGGTTGATGACGCCGAGGCGGCCGATCCGCCATTGCTGTATCCGGTTGGTATCAACATCGTCAAAATGCTGTCTCAGTCTTTGGCGGACGCCACCTTCGGCGAATGGGAGAACATCCCGGTCCAGTTCCGAACCCGCAAGGGTCTGAAGGAGTCCAGTCACACCAAGGAAGCCTCGGAATTATTGAACCGGATTTTATTCACCAGCAACGCTGAGTCGACCTTCCTCGAGATGGAGATCCAGCGGATGCTGTTTGGGGGATCGGTCCTGCGGATCCGGCCTGACACCCGGACCAAGGGCGTCCAGTGGCTGGGGGTCAAACCCAGCACCTTTTTCCCGGTCTTCGATCCCCATAACAAGAACCGCCTGCTCAAGGCGTCCATCGTCACTTACATCACCCGGGAGCAGGCCGAGGCGGTCTACGGCTACAGCACCAAAAAGGACCGGGTCTTATTCGAGGAATACTGGGACCTCAGCCAGCACTACGTCAGGCTGGATGAGGAGATCAAGATCAGCAAATACTCCGGGCGCAATCCCTACGGGGTGGTCCCCTTTGTTTACATCCCGCGGATGCGCTCGATCGACGTCTGGGGTGATTCGATCGCCGATGACATCATCCCGGTTCAGGACGAGCTGAACATGCGGGTGGCCGACATCGGCGAGGCGATCAACATCAGCACCCATCCCACCCGCTACGGCTACAACCTGCCGCGCGAGTTTCACACCAAGAACTATCCAATCGGCTCGGACGTGATGTGGGATCTGGGGCGCTCGTTCGGCGAGCATAAGCCCTTTGTGGGCGTGCTGGAACCCAAGAACCCCGTCCCTCAGGGCGCTTTTGAGCATATTGAGTGGCTCTATGACTGGGTCAGGACCTCGACCTTTGCCCCACCAATCGCCTTTGGTGAGGATGCAGGAGGCGGGCAGCGCTCCGGGATCACCCTGGAGATTCGGATGTGGCCCCTGATCCGGGCGGTCAAAAAGCACCGGGCGTTCATGCGCACGGGTTTACGCCTGGCAGCCTTTATCACCGGGCGGATTTTAGCCCAGAAGGAATACGCCCGTCCGATGGTGCTCGACGCCCTACTCAACGGGGATGTCGAGGCTGATTTTGCGAACATCCTGCCCCGCGACCGGGCCAAGATGGTCGATGAGGTGGTCAAACGGATGTCCACCAAGCCGCCCACCATCTCGCTCTCCTCCGCGCTGGGGATGCTGAGTGCGGACTCGATCGAGGAGGAGCGCATCGAAAGGATGATCGAGAAATACGGACTGACTATGGAGGCAAATGACCAGGATCGTCTTTCCGACGGATGAACATTATCCCTTCGCTGATCAGGACGCCCGGCATTTAGCGATGCTCATCGCCCGGGATTTCAACCCCGATGTGCGCATCGCCGGGAGCGATGGGGTCGACTTTTACAGTTTGTCAAAGTTTGACAAGAACCCCCAGCGCAAGAAGTCCCTGGACTTCGAGGTTGACCTGTGGGCGGAGGGACAGCGGGAATGGCAGGACGCCACCCCCAACGCGATGGCGATCTTTCTGATGGGCAACCATGAGTGGCGCCTGCAGCGTTATCTGTGGTCTCACGAGGAGATCGCCGACCTGCGGGCCCTGCAGATCCCCAACTTCATGCGCCTGGATGAGCTGGATATCGTCTACGACGAATCGCTCCACGAGATGGCCAACCGCGAGGTCCAGTTCGACAACTTATTGATCAAGCACGGCTCCCTGGCCCGCAAGCACTCCGCTTACAGCGCCCGGGGAGAGCTGGAGAAGGAATTTTATCAAATCAACGTCATCACCGGTCACACCCATCGGGGTGGGACCACCTACGCCACCACCCGTCAGGGGGTGGTCCAGGCCACCGAGGGATTTTGCCTGTGCTCCCTCCACCCGCCCTATGTGGATAAACCCAACTGGCAGCAGGGGATCGTCCTGGCCACCACCCATCAGGAGGGGGACGTTGATATTGAACCGGTCTTGTTCCGCCGCCGCCGGGGCGAGATTTATGCTCGCTGGCGGGGAAAAGAATACCGGGTGAAGACTCACGAAAGGAGTATCTATGGCAACTTATATCACTGATGCGGAGATTGAGGAACTCAAAAAGGACCTCAAGTTGAAATTCCCATCAAAACAGGCTGAGGTCCTCGTGGCACTGATCGACACGGCCATTCAAGCCGCCATCACGCAGCACGAGACGACCTACGTACATACCGAAGCATAACCCACTAACCGGCCCCTGAGCGACGCGTTTGCCCGGTCAGCAGGCCGAAAAGGAGAACTGATTTTATGGACGACGAAAACACCCAAACCCCTGGGCAACAGGATGACAACAATTCCTCTGGTCAGCAGGATGGGGGTACCCAGACCACAGACTGGGAAAGTCGATTTAAAGGCTTGCAGCGCAAATACAACACGCTGATGGAAGCCAAGGGAGAACTGGAAAAGCAGTTAGAACAGGCCCTCTCGAAAATCGAGACCCTGGAGAAGACATCTAACCAGCTTTCTGTGGAGAAGGACTCCCTGTTGAAGGAGAACCAAACCAAGATCGACGAACTCACACAAGCGCTGAACGAGAAAGACCAGAAACTCTCTGAACTTTCTCAGGTGCAGTTAAAGGTCAAGGTGGCCAATGAACTCGGACACCCTGAGCTGGTTCAACTTATCGACGCCATTCCCAATTCTGACGACCCCGAACAGGTCAAGGAGTCAATGCAGACCATTCTGGGGTTCACCAAGGCACAGATCGAACGGCGCGAGCAGCAACTGACCGAAGGATTGATGCCGGGCGAGGCAAACGAAGGAACCATGCCGCAGCCCACCACGGAAGAGGGCTGGCTGGATTTGATTGACAAATACCCGCTGGGCTCCGACGAATACAACAAGGCCATGGAGGCCTACTTCAACTGGACCAATAACAAGCAGTAGCGGTGAGGGGTCGATCTCCAAGTAAGTAAAAAAGGAGATTACTCACTATGGCCAACGCATTAGAAACCGGGAATATCCTTTCCACGACTATTCCCGCCTCGCAGCGTACCTACTACGAGAAACTATTGCTTGACACCATCAGGATGCAGTCCATTCTGATGCGTTTCTGCCGCTATAAAGAGGACTTTAAGGCCCGAGCCACCGGTGAAATGACCTTCACCGAAGTTCTCGATGCGGCTCCCAACTGGGAAGCCCTGCCGGAGTCGACAGTCTGGCTCAAAGGCGGGCACCTGGACTCCAGACAGGTCACATTGCGCCTGGAGATCCACGGTGATGTGCTGAAATTCACGGATTATGCGGACCAGGTCTCGTTCTGGAATAACGGCGACCTGCGCGGCTTGATCCGCGGCAAACTGGGCCAACTGGTGACCGACGAGATCGACATTCTCGCCCGGAACGCCTTTTTGGACATCCCCACCCCCTATTACGCAGGTGGTAAGACCTCCCGGACCACGATCGTCGATTCTGACACCGTCCTGCCGACCTACGTCCAGGACATCGTGGTCGACCTCGAGGAATCCAACATCCCGGGCGTCTTTTCACCTGACGACAAGGCCGGGGTCGGGGTGGTATGCGTGACCACACCCCGCGTCATTCGCGACATCCGTCATGCCGCAGATTCCCCCTGGATGGAAGTCAACGCCTACGAACAAACCGGACGGGTGTTCACCAATGAGGTCGGCACCTGGAACGGGGTTCGCTTCATCAAATCCAACCGCTTGATGCTCCGCAACTACGGTGAGGTCCTGGCTCAGACCACCCTCTCCGCAGATGCCAACGCCGGTGACGGCGCCAAGAAGATCGACGGGGTCTACACGGTCGGACAGAAGGAAGGCGACGACTACATCACCGTCGCAGACACCACCAACTTCAGCGTGGGCGACGTGGTCACCATCCACAAGAACGCTTCGGCTGGCGAACCCCCATCTGAGGACGACGGCACCCAGGAGACCCGACGGATCGTCGATATCCCTGCAGCCGGACAGCTGTCCTTTGATACCCCATTGCTCAAGGACCATACCGCGGGTGACTACGTGACCAAGGGTCGCGATTTGCATGTCTCCCTGTTTATCGGTGGTCCCTCTGTGGTGATGGGCGTCGGCGAACGGCCCAACATCCGCATTCTGCCGAAAATTGACGACCTGCAACTCATCAACCGCTATGCCTGGCGCGGCTTCTTGAAACTTCAGATGTTCCGCCCCGAGTACACACGCGTGTTGATCTCCGCTGGCGGAAGCCTGCAGTTCTAGAGGATAAACCATGAGTACTACCTGGGCGACCTTTATCTCTGACATCCGGGCATTTTTAAAGGATGAAGGAGATGTCCAGAAATATTCGGATCACCTGATCTATGTCTATACCTGTGATGCGGTGCGGGATTATTCCAACTGGTTCCCGCGCGTCCTGCGCGTGGAGATCCAGGCGGATACGGATGGGCTTTTCCCCCTCCCGGATAAGCTGCTGCATATCAAGTTAGTGGAATACCCCGAGGGGACCTTCCTCAAACCCCGTATCGCTCGCCCGGGATATGCCTTTCGGACCATGACCCGACCCACCCATTTTTGGCAGGTGGGCGGTTCCATCAAGCTCAACGCAGAGGTGGACGGCCCTATCTATCTGACCTACGATGCCATGCACGAATACCCCGCAAGCAGCACCGATGACTCGTTCGTGTTCACCGTCCCTGATTTCGATATGGAGCTGCTCCACCTCTACGTGCGGGCGCAGTGCCTTGAGCACACCCGCTCCCGCCAAAGCAACCTGGACCGCTTTAAACGCACCGGCCGCAGGGATGATAACCCGCTCGACCTCGAGGTGCGCTCTCTGATGGACGAATACTACGCCAAGATCTCAGAACGCTCCCGGGGCGGGGTGATCTATCTGTACAGGAAATAAGCCATGATCGCTAAAACCATCAACTACGCCATCATGGAGCGGGTCGCAGACCAGCTTCAAGCTGACCTGATCGACAACGTCACCGATGAGGCCAAGGCCGGAATTGTGATCGAGGGGCCCTTGCTGGACTCCCCCGATTACGAGGAGGCCCGGATCAGCATTGAGCTGTTTGAGAACGACCCCTATTCCTTTGACGACTGGGACTGGGTCGACGAGCCGGTCGACGACATGCTGGAGATCGGCAACGGGATCACCTGGCGCCGCAGGTTCACCCTGATGGCCAGGGTCCTCCTCTCCAGCACAATGGAGGACCGCTCTCAGGCCCGCTTGATCGCCAGCGCGGTCAAGTCCCGGATTGAAAAATCGCTGATGGCAACCGATTTCGGCGACATCCTGATCGACGGGGAACGGGTGACCGGAAGGATATTCAACGAGAACATCCGTTCTAAACTGCTTCAAAAAGGTGGTAGCGACAGCTGGGACTTTGAGTTCCAGGTCCGTTTTGAAGTCAATACAACCAAAGTCTATAACACGTAAGGAGTGATAACATGCCCTCTTCTGAAGGAAGTTTCATCGGTCTGGCAAAACAGACCGCGAAAGGGACTCCCAACTCTACCGATGCGGAGTTCCAATATCTACTCCTACTTCGCTCGGGGCTCGGCCCGCAGAATGTCAACCTCCCCTTAGATCAGGAGGTCGGCGGCGGCGCGTTCGTCCGCAACGTAGTCAAAGTAGGAGTGACCAGCGGCGGTCCGATCCGGTTCATTCCACGTCCCGATTCGATCGGTCATTTCTTGATGGCCTTTTTCGGGAACGTGAACTCGGCCGTGATCACCACCTCCGCGTATACCCACACATTCAGCTTTGGGACCAGCCAGTTCACTGTGCCCTATTACACCATCCGCAACAGCCCGGGTGGGATGTTCGGCGAACAGCTCCAGGACTGTCGCCTGGCCCTGCTCAATTTCACCTTCGCGGCCCGTGACTTCTTGCGGGCGGAGGCGGCCTTCGTGGGCGGCCTGCCGACCGACGTCGACACGGCTGCCTGGACTCCCGAGAGCTACCTCGACGAGGGACCTCAATTCCTGACGGTCCTCTCCCATATCGAGGTGCCCGACGGGACAGCCTGGAAGGTGCTGAGCGGCAACTTGAGCTTGATGTCCAACATCCCCCTCGACCAACAGTGGATCATCGGCTCTTACAGCCCGGATGACTTCGCGATCAACTCGCGGGCGGTCCAGATGACCCTGCGGGTCAAGATCGCTGACGACGGGGTTCTGTACAAAAAGATGATGATGGACCCGGAGGGTGGAACCGATTGGGCAGCTGATCTGCTCAAGGAAGGCTCGATCGACCTCTCGTTCATCTCCAATGAGATCGCCGAGGGGACAACCCCCTACAGCCTGAAATTTATGGCCAACGGTGATTCCGGGAACGGCAACGTGGTCTTCACAGTCACCCCGCTGGACATCATCCCCGGCCGACAGCTGGTGATGGATGTCACCGGGACATTCCTGGCCGATCCGGTGGCCGATTCGCCGGTCAGCGCAGAACTGGTCAGCCTCAAGACAACCTACTAAACCAGATCCAGAGGGGGTGACCCCTCTGGATAACAACTAAAGGATGGCTTATGAAGTTTGGTAACTACGCGGTTATCCAACCGATCACCTACAACTTTAAAAAAGAACCTGAGTGGTACTGGAAGTTCAGACCACCCACGGCCAAGGACGAGCTGAAACTGCAGCAATTTTTGTTTCATCGCCGGACTCGGGTGGTGGACGGTGTCCAAGAGCAGCTCCCTGCGACCAGCATGGAGGTCGTGTTCCGGCAATTAGCCCTGACCTTTGGCGGGACCAACATCCCCAAATATGAGCAAAAGGACGGGGAGTGGGTCAAAACCGACCAGCCCATCTTGCAAACCGACGACAGCGTCGAGAAGATTGAGGCGGTTTTGGGCGAGATGCCGACCGAGCTGGTCTGGGAGTTATGGGAGGCCCTGGGGGAGCACGTCCCTAACTGGGGCCCGATTAAAAACAACCCAAAAGACTGAAGCCTCGGGTTGTTTTCCACCGCTTCAAGAGGCGCGAGAAAATTTCCTACAAGGTGGACCTTGACCAGGACACCAAGCTGGACATGGAGGTGGCGGTCAAAGACGCCATCTTTGAAGGCGCATCCGACGACCAGGTCCTGCTGGTCCTGTTATCCCTGACCATGCGGGAGCTGTCCTCGCTCCGCCCCCTCTTTCCCAATCCTCTGGACGAGCCAATTTTATACAGCCGTTATCTCAAGCCGTGGGTCCAATCGGCGCTTTCGGCGCTGAACAAGAAAGGAAAACAAGATGAGTCTGTTTGGTAATTACTCCAAAGAACAGCACACCCATTACTTAGAAAAAGAGCCTGACCTGTACTGGACCTTCAACTATCCCACCTCCAAGGACGAGGCGGCCATGGAACATTTTATGCGCCGCAACCCGACCGCGGTCGAGGTTTTTGTGATGGAGCTGGCCCTGACCTTCGCCGAGACCAACATCGGCCAGGAGGACGGGGAGCCCTTCATGACCGCCGAGATGCCCCTGGGGGTCAGGCAGGCCCACATTGAAAAGATGCCCTATGACCTGTTGTGTGAATTAGCCCGAGCCCTGCGTGGCTTTGCCGAGGGCTGGGGCATGGCCAGCAAAGAAGATCTGGAGAAAAAAGAAAGCAACGATGGATAGCCTGTTTGACGTCCTGATGGACGATTTTAAACGTCACAGCAATCCCCTGTCCAGCGCCATGCTGGAGGCGATGGGGACCGAGATCGCACGGGCAGCCCACGCTTTTGCCGGGCTGCCTTTTGGCAGTCCTGAGACCTCAACCCTCTCCCCTCAGGAGAAGCGGGCCTGGGTTGGGCGTCATTTCAAGGACGTATTGGGACAGCCCCTGAATACCGAGCCCTGGCGAGCTGTGGCCAGCGAGGCCCTGGGCAGGATCGAGGGCGGCGATGATCCCAGCTTTCAAAAGCTGATCGACACCGCCCGGCTGCAGATCCAGGTCGGCAAACAACCCACCGCTTTAGAGACCCTCAAGCGCGACTACGGCAAACGTCTGGTGCGGGCCCTGAAAGGGTTGGGGCTCAACCCCGCTGACGTGGGGAGCGCCATCCGCTTGAGCCGGGAGGGCGCCACGGTGGGGGATTTAACCCGGGAGTTCGGACGGGGTCTGCTCTACCCGTCCTCGATCTTCGGGGTGGTGAACGAGGGACGTAAAGCTGGATCGTTTATCCCCTCTACCCATGCCGCCTTTTTAGGCGGGATGGAGGCTGCCATCAGTTATGATCCCGCTCGGGGAAAATTTTTAGATTTCATGGTCAGCCAGCAGCGGGCTGCGGTCAGGGCTGAGGGACGGGGCGTCAAATCGGCCTTTGATTCTTATACCAGCCCGGAATACGAGGAGGTCCAGGCCGGGAAACAGGCCATGCTGACCGCCCTGGAAGATTTATTCCAAAAACACGCCGGGACAACCGCGCCTGGGACATGGATCAAACTGGGCCAGGGTGGGGAGACCCGTGAGTTCTCGATCGATCACGCCCGTCAGTATATTGAAAATTTGATCCAGAACGACCCCCGCTTCCTGTGGCGGACCGGATTTGCTGAGCTGGAGACCGACCCCGAGGTCCTCTCCAATTTGAAGCTAGACTTATATATCAACGATCCCCGTCAGGGCGGGATGTGGAACTTGCTCGAGTCCCATATCAAACAGTACGGTTACCTGAACGTCTCCTCGGCCCCCTGGGGCAGGGGCGATCAGCCCCATCCCACCCATCAGATGGACCTGGAGACCTTTCAAAAGATCCGGGCCAAGGCCGAGGGCGTCCCTTATACGCAATTATCCGACCAGATGAAGCGGGTGGTCGACAATTTGAAGAGCGTCTATCAGGGGATGACCGCTGGCGGTTTTGGCTTCGGGGATGTGGTCAGCCCGGCCGACCAGTATTTCAGCCAGGTCGGCGACTATAACCGCTTTGTGGACGATGAGGACCCCTGGGTCACCATGCGCTATGACTACGGGGTGGGACCCAAGACCATCCGCCGTCAGATCAATCCTGAAGATCTGACCACCGAGGAATTGATCAATTACATCAAGGAATATGGGGGCCATGTTGAAAACCTGGAGGCGATGGCCGAGGACCGGTTCTGGATCACCCCCAGCGATAAATACATCGGTTTGCGGACAAGCCAGTTACGACGGGAGATCGAGGGCAGCCCCCAGGTCACCGCGGCCGCTTACAGCATGGCCAAGTTCCACAAGATGGGCTGGAAAGCTGACCCCCACTACACGGCCACCTCGCAGTTGTTGAGACAGGCCGGTCTGGGTGCCCGATCCTATCAGCCTGAGGCCTTCGGGCTGAAGAAAAAGGGCCGCCGCTACACCTTCGCCTACTGGGGGGACGAGGAGGCGATGGCCGCAGAACGGACCCGTCAGGCTTACTACCGCCAGCCTGCTCGATCGACAGGCCGCGGATGGGTGATGCAGCCCGAGCTGAACTTCCCCCAGCCGGTCCGCCGGCTCGCCTCGGTCCAGTATCTCCCGGAACGCCGCAGCG